GCTCGCCTGCGCGCTGCCGGCAAACCCCCAAAGCTCGCCATCACCGCCTGCATGCGAAAGCTGATCGTCATCCTCAACGCCATGGTCCGAGACCAAAAGCCATGGCAAATCGCTTGACTGACAACACAGTCGCTCTCCCGCGAAGGCGGGAGAGGGGGCTCATCGAGCTATCTGCCCCCTCTCCCCGCGAGGGGAGAGGGAGGGGCCATCCCGCTTCCGGGATGGGAGGGTGAGGGCGGTCCCGCCGGATCAGGCGTTGGCGAAGCTGCCGGTGAGCGGCTCGCCGGCCGGGTTCACCGCGACGGTGAACTTGTCGCGGTAGATGTAGCCGATGCGCTCGTGAGTCAGGAACACATAGGCGCCGGAGTCTTCCATCATCTCCTGCATCCTGCGGTACATGACGGCGCGCTTGTCGACGTCCTTCTCCGCCTTGGCGGCGGCATGCAGCGCGTCGAACTCGGGATTGCAGACGCGCTCCCAGTTCCACACGCCGACCTGCTCGCAGGTGAACCACTCGGTGGCATAGGACGGGTCGGGGTCCATGCTGAAGCGGTTGAGGAAGAGCTGCATGTCCTTCCACTGATCGCCGACGGACTGGTCGCCGAGCGACCAGAAGGTCGCGGAGTCCCGCTGGTTGATGACCACGTCGATGCCGATCTCGGCGAGCGAGGCCTGCACCACCTGGGCGATGGTCAGGTTCTCCGTCTCCAGGCCGACATCGATGGTGAGGCTGAGGCCGCTGACGCCCGCCTCGTCCAGCAGCGCCTTCGCCGCCTCGACGTCACGCTTCATCGGCGCCTGGTTGCGATGGCCGATCAGCGTGTCGGCGACGATGCCGGTGGACGGCACGGCGACGCCGAAATACGCCGCCTCGACGGCGCCCTCGACGTCGATCGCGCGCTGGATCGCCTTGCGGACGCGGATGTCGCTGAGCGCCGGATTCTCGACGTTCATGCCGATCCAGACATAGGCGAGGGACGGCATGTCGATCAGCTTCGAGCCGGCCGGCACACCGTCGGCGCGGTAGCGGCCGAGGGTCGAGAGGGTGAGGCGGGTAAAATCGATGTCGCCCGCCTGGTAGCCCAGCTCCGCCGCCGAGGCGTCCTCGATCGGCAGCACGTGGAACTCGTCGAACGCCGCCTTGGGTCCCGTCCAGGCCGCGTTCGGCTTCAGGATCGTGCGCTGCTTCGGGGTCCATTCGGCGACCACGTAGGGGCCGCTCAGCGCCGGCGCCTCGGTGGTGTATTTCTTCTCCGGCAGCGCGTCGACCGCCTTCTTGCAGACGATGTAGCCGGAGCTGCCGGGCAGCGCGATGGTCCACAGCGTGGCCGAGTATTCCTTGAGCACGATGACGCCGGAATGGCTGCCGGTCACCTCGACATGGTCGAGTGCCGCCCAGTTGCCGGAATAGGGCGACTCCATCGCCGGATCGGCGATGCGCTCGTAGGAGTATTTCACGTCCTCGGCGGTCAGCTCGCCCATGTCGTTCGACCACATGATGCCCTTCTTCAGGGTGAACTCGATGTGGGTGTCGTCGACCTGCTCGATCGATTCGGCGGCGTCGAGCTCGACGTCGGTGTTCTCCGCGCCCTTGAAACGGACCAGGCGGTGATAGATCAGCTCGTAGATGGCGTTCTCGGCCGCGGCCAGGGTGTAGGCGGGGTCGAGAACCTGGAGGTCGCCGTAATTGGCCATGCGGAACACGCCGCCCTCGGCCGCCCAGCCGAGCTTTGGCCCGGCGACGGCCGCAGCCCCCGCCAGCGCGGCGCCCTGCAGAAAATGGCGGCGCGAAAAGTTTCTTCCGATCATCGTCGTCTCCCTTGTCGGATGCGCAAGCACAGGTGGTTTTCTTGGCTTTTGTCGCTCGATGGTATCGCCCGGCGGGGCACGAGCTTAGCGCCAAATCGTCACGCGCTGGGCCGCCAGCGTCAAGATGTGGTCGGATCGGGTGGGAAAGACGTCGCTGCGGATGGATCGGCAGGGGTCGGTGCTCCCGGCCTGCGCCGCGACGCGGCCGGGGGGGCGTCGGAGCGGCCGTCGGGAGCTGACGTGGCAGGCCGGCGACCCGCCGCCCGGCGGGCCGGGCGGGTCCGGCGGTCAGTGGCCGCCGTTCAGTGGATCGCCGTTCAGTGGATCTGGGTCGAGACTGCGGCGCCGTCCTGGGAATCGAGGACCAGCGCCTCGGCCATGGCGGTGAGCCCGGCGGCGCATTCCGCGAGAAGGTCCGAATTGTCGGTGTCGATGGCGGACAGTTCCTGGAACTTGCGCGAGATGGTGAGAAGCGCTTCGGCATGGAAGCGGTAGCGGCCGAATGACTGCATCGCGAACTCTTTCCCTGTCCCGGCGTTATCGCCGTTCGCCACGCAGCATGGCCGCCATATCTAAAATTGGCGTTAAAGCCCGGACAGCGACGGCGGCGTGGGGGAAGAGCCGGGCGGGCGCGGGAGCGAGGCGCTGGCGGATGGGGTGGCCGATTTTTCACTGTCCGACGTGATCCCGCTTATTCCGTAATACCATTGCGGTTCAGCCGCTTCGCCGCGTTTCATCATCTTGCGTCTTCCGCGCTGATCCGGCACAATCCGCGAACGGTTTGTGGGTCCGTTTGTGGGTTGGGGAGTTAGACGGATGATTCGACAAGGCCGCCTGTCGGCGTTGGCGGTGGCGCGGAAGCGAACGCGCGGCCGCTACGCCGACGGCGGCGGGCTGTGGCTGCAAGTCGGGCCGACAGGCGGTAAGAGCTGGCTGTTCCGCTTCATGCTCGCGCGTCGCGCCCGCGAGATGGGTCTGGGCCCCGTCGAGCTGGTGCCACTGGCCGCCGCGCGCGAAGCCGCCTGGGTGGCCCGGGGGCTGGTCCTGGCGGGGATCGACCCGATCGAGGATCGCCGCCGGCGGCGCCAGGAAGCCGCCCTGGTGGCGATCGAGGCGAAGACGTTCCGCGACTGCGCCATCGCCTATATCGCCGCGCACGAATCGGGGTGGCGCAACGCGGTGCACGCCGCGCAGTGGCCGTCGACCCTGGAGGCCTATGTCTATCCGAAAATAGGCGCCCTGCCCGTGTCGAGCGTCGACACCGCGCTGGTCCTCGACTGCCTCTCGCCGATCTGGACGGTGAAGCCGGAGACGGCGGGCCGGGTTCGCGGGCGAATTGAAGCCATATTGGACTGGGCGTCGGCGCGCGGCTATCGCGCCGGCGAAAACCCGGCGCGCTGGCGCGGCCACCTGGACAAGCTCCTGCCGGCGAAATCGAAGATCGCGCCGGTGCGCCACCATGCGGCGCTGCCCTACGCCGAGATCCCGGAATTCATGGCCGAGCTGCGGCGGCAGGACGGCTCGAGCTTTCGCGCCCTCGAGTTCACCATTCTCGCCGCCACCCGGACAGGGGAAACCATCGGCGCCAGGTGGCCGGAGATCGACGACGGCAACGGCGTGTGGACGGTGCCGGCCGAGCGGATGAAGGGCGCCCGGCGGGCGCACCGGGTGCCGCTCGCCGCGCGGGCGATTCAGATCCTCGCTGAGCTGCCTTCTGAGGGTGATTACATCTTCCCGGGCGGGCGCGAGGGGAAGCCACTGAGCAACATGGCGATGCTGAAGGCCCTGGAGCGAATGGGGCGCGGCGACCTGACCGTGCACGGCTTTCGCAGCACGTTCCGCGATTGGGCGGCGGAGCAGACGGCGTTCCCGAATTTCGTCGCGGAGATGGCGCTGGCGCACGCCGTCGGCGACCGGGTGGAGGCCGCCTATCGCCGTGGCGACCTGTTCGCCAAGCGGGCGAAGCTGATGCAGGCATGGGCGGGCTACTGCACCGCGCCGGCCCGCAAGGTGGCAGCGACCCCGATCCGGGGGCGGGCGTGAAACTGTACGATCAGGAACGATCGGCGCAGGAGTGCGCGGAGGCGGTTGCTGCGCTGCGCTCGTGGGATCCCAAAGGCGACCTGCATGCGGCCATTGACGCATTGCCCATTTCGGATCGCCGCAAGGTGGATGCAAAGGCCGAGTTGACGGCTGGCCTTTTTCATGGGCTGTTCAGCGCGGCCGACGAGACGCCGCCCATGGGCACAGCCAAGGCGGCGGCGGAACTCGCCGAGCTTGATCGGCTGATCGCGGGGATGATCTACCATATCCGGTCGATGCGCGGAGATTCGCTCCGTTACTTCGACGAGGAATCGGAGGCTCCCTTCGATCTCTTGTTCATGCTGTTCGATTCCCGCGACAACGTGCGGCGTGCGCAGCAGCGGCTCGCCGCTGCACCCTTCGTTCCCGCGCCGACTGGAAGGCCGGCTAAACGGCGGGCGGAGCATTGCGCCCGATGGGCAGCCATGGCCTATCAGCGGTGGACGGAGCGGGCCGGTACCGTCGTGACCAACGACGGCGCCGCCGGCGGGCCGTTCGTGGCGTTCGTGGCGGCGGTTTTCAGGGCGGTGAAGGTCGACGCCGACGCGGCCACCTATGCCCGACGCGCCATCGCCGCCGACGCGCGGCGACCTATGGGCAAAAGCCCCTAGGATTTTCCACCTTTTGATCTTTTGACCTCGATAGTGCCGCCACGCATCTTCCGTCGTATGCGCCGCTGGTCTGCGGCTGATGCGACGGAGATGAACCATGCGGGAAATATTGCGCCGGCGGCGCGTCGAGGAAGTGATCGGCGGTGGCCGCTCCCTGATCTACGATGCCATGAATGAGGGATGGTTTCCGCGCCCGGTCAAGCTGAGCGGGAGCCCAGCCCCCAATGCGCCCGTCGGGTGGTTCGCGGATGAAATCGCGCTGCTACAGGCTGCTCGCGCCGCCGAGCGCGACGGAAGGCTGACGGCCTTCATCGCGGAGCGCCGCGCCGAACGGGGTGAGGTAGAGCCCTGGCTTCAGGGCTTCGCGGATCGGCACAACCACTACAAGCCGCGCCGGCGGAAGGCGGAATGATGGCGCCGCCAAAAAGCGAAGGCCTCGGCGCGCTGGCGGGCGCAACCGAGGCCGGGGTCTTCGGTAGGCGTGGGTGGCGGAACACTACCGCGGCAGAGCCTGCGGCGCAAGGGTTGAGCGCCGCCGCCGAGCTGAGCATCAGCCTGCATCGCCGGCATCTCAGCGAGACGCAGCGCAGCATGGTGGCCGGTCAGATCGCCAACATGGAACGGGGCGGCGACCGTCACCAGCAAAGCAAAGGCGAAATTTCGCCTTTGACCGTCTCAACCGACAAGGCCGCCGCATGATTGAAGAAGGAGGCGCCACGCCGTTCATACCGCCTCGCAGGCGGCGGCGGCGAGGATCCTCGGTCGGGTCAGGTGATCTGGTCCTGGACCGGGATGCCCCGCTGGCGATCGCCCGCGACTTCCTAGAGCGGCGCCATACTGTCGGCGGCTTGCAAACGCTCCATGATTTTCAGGGCGACATTTACGCCTGGGACGGCGCGGGTTGGCATCCGGTGGAGGAGGCGGGCATGCGGGCTAGCCTCTACGCCTATCTCGATGGCGCCAAGGTGGAAACGAGCAAGGGGCTCGCCGACTTCAAGCCAGATCAACGAATCGTCGGCGCGGTCCTGGATGCGTTGCGCGCCGCGACCTTCCTGCCGGCGGAGACCGAGACGCCCTCTTGGACCGAATACGGGGCGGATTGCTGCCCGCCGCCGGCGGAGATCGCCCCGACGCGGAGCGGTCTGCTTCATCTGCCCACGATGGAATTGCTCGATCCGACACCGGCCTTCTGGTGCCAGGCGCCGCTGTCGGCGCCTTGGCTTCCCGACGCGCCGCCGCCCGCTGCCTTCCTTCGGTTTCTCACAGATCTGTGGCCGGCCGATCAGCAGTCGATCGACTGCCTCCAAGAGATGTTCGGCCTCCTGCTGACACCGGATACGCGACACCAGAAAATATTCCTGATCTGCGGTCCGCGGCGCTCCGGTAAGGGGACGATCGCGCGGATTCTAACGGCTTTACTCGGCGCCACCGCCGTGGCCGCTCCTACGCTAGCGAGCCTGGGAACGCAGTTCGGCTTGGCGCCGTTGATCGGTAAGACGTTGGCGGTGATCGCCGACGCCCGCATGGGCGCTAAAACCGATCAGCAGGCCGTCGCAGAGCGCATGTTGTCGATCTCGGGCGAGGATGCTCTGACCGTGGATCGAAAGTATAGCAACGCTTGGACCGGCCGCCTTCAGGTGCGTTTCATCTTGGCGACCAATGAGCTGCCTCGCATCGCCGATGCCAGCGGCGCGCTCGCCTCCCGCTTCCTGGTGCTCAAACTCGAGCGATCCTTTCTCGGCGCCGAGGACACGGGTCTCACACCTCGGCTGCTCGCCGAGCTTCCCAGCATCCTCCGATGGGCGGTTGACGGCTGGCACCGCCTCCAGGCGCGCGGGCATTTCCTTCAGCCAGATAGCGCCGCGGACGCTGCCGCCACGATCGAGGAGCTGGGCTCGCCGATCTCGGCCTTCCTCGCCGAGGAGTGCACGGTGGGGCCGGGGTGCGAGGTGGTGGCGGCGCATCTGTTCGAACGCTGGCGCGGCTGGTGCGAGCGGCAAGGCCGGGTCCGGTCGGGCTCGGCGCAGTCCTTCGGGCGCGATCTCCGGGCTGCGCTCCCGGGCGTCCGAATCGGGCAACATCGCGTCGGCGGTGAGGTAGTGCGTTGCTATTCCGGGGTCACCGTCAGATGAGCGCACCCGTCACTCTGTCACGCAATGTCACGCGTTACTCCTTCTCTACGCGCGTGAGGGAAGGAAGACATATAGGAAAGAACAATGGAGTTTCACGCGTTACACCGCGTGACACTTGCGCCCCGGACATTACCCGGGATGCGCACCCGGTCCCGCCGCGGCGGCGGGGCGACGGGGCCCCTGGAGCCTTGAAAATAACGGGTAATTCGCAAGCGCGGTGCCGCCCCAGGGCCAGCGGTTTTCATAAGGGGTTGCGGCGGCACCCGCCGGCGAGGAGTTGAAGATGGCGACGCAGGCGGAGGTGGCGGCCCATCTGGACCTGACGCGCCAGGCCGTCGGCGAGCTTGTGCAGCGCGGCGTGCTGCCGGCTGCCGAGCCGGGGCAGCTCGACCTCGACGCATGCAGGGCGGCGTACCTCCGTCACCTCCGCGACACCGGTGCCGCGCGATCGGAGAGCGATCTGGCGAGCTGGCGGACCGAGCTCGCGCGGGAGCAGGTAGCAAAATTGCACCGCGAGAACGCGGCGGCGCGCGCCGAGCTGATCCCGGCCGCGGAGGTGGGGCCGGCGAGGCGGGCGGTGTTCGACCACTGTCGCGCGCGTCTTCTGGAAATCCCGGCGGCGGCGGCGCCGCGGCTCGCAGCGATGCGGGGCGCGGCCTGCATTCGCGATGAGCTGCGCGATCAAATACATCATGCCCTAGACGACCTGGCGCGGACGGAGGTCCGTGCAGCGGATCCGCCACATGATCCCGGCACCGATGACACCGCGCCGTAGCCCTCACTGGCCGCTTGGCCGGGCGCCGGGCGATGTGGCGCGGCGGCTTGAGGCGGAGCCTGCGGCGCGCGCGGGGGCGCCGTGCGACTCCGCCGCCGAGGTGCGGGTCGACGCGCCGGCGCGCACCTCGGCGTGTCCTTCGCCGCCACCGGCACGGCAATGACCAGGTTGCAGCAGCTCCGCCAGGCGGCGGCGATCCTGGCACGGCAGCCCGATCCGGCAATGCTCGACATGGCGGCGGCGCTCGATCGCGTCGGGCAGGGCATTGCCGACAGCCTGGACGCCGAGCTCGGCCTGCGGCGAGCGCCAGGGCAGCGGCGAGCGTCGACTTTGGCGCGCTACCGCGCACGCAACGCCGAGTTGATCGCGTGGAAGGCGGCCCGGTTCGCCGGCCTTGCCGCCGAGCCGGCCGCGGCGAGCATGCACGAGCTCCTGGTCCGCTACGCGTCGTCCGGCTGGCTGCGGGAGCGGGACATGGCGGAGCTGCCCCGCCATCGGCAGGGCCAGCACCAAATGCATTGCTGGCGAATTCTGCGCGCCGATCCGCGCGTCCCCAGCGCCGGGCGGATCCGGAAATTACTGGCCACGAATTGAAGCTATTCATGGCCACCGGACCCGGCGACGCTGGAAGCCGGTTCGAAAATTCGAGGAATCCTCAATGAAGCCCGACCACCCGATGTCGACGCCGTATCTACAATACGGCGGCCGCGGCCGCGGCGATGTGGCGGCGCGGCTACCGGCGCCGGCGCGCGCCAAGCTCATGGCCCTGCGCGCGAGCGCCGAGACGATGGTGGACCTCATCTCCGGCCAGGACAGACGCCGAGCGCTGGCGCAGCAGGATCTGGCGACCGAGCGCGCTCGCCTGACCCACCTCGAGGAAAATTATCGCAGCGGCTTCGCCACCAGCCGGGAGACCATCGCCGACAAATACGACGCCGCTGGCCTCTCCGAAATGCGGCCGGACTGGTCACCGCGGCCGAAGGCGTATGCCGGGCCGCTGGTGCGGGTGACGCCGGATGAAAGCCGGCTCGACGCGCAACGGGCGAAAATCGCGGCGGCCGAAGCGGAGCGGAACCAGCGCGAGGCGGCGCTCCAGCATCTGTCGGAGAAGCGGAACGCGCTCGGCCGCTTGGTCCAGAACATCGAGGACTATCTGGTCCGCCTCGACGCCGACGTGTCGCTGGAAATGCATGTCGGCGCTGCCCCGGCCCGCGGCACCAACCCGCTGGCGGCGACCGGCGAGGCGCGCGCCAGACTGGCCGCCTTGCGCGCCGAACGGCAGCAGATCGAGACGGCGCCGCGCACGGCGGACGAAGTGAAGAAAATCCTACACCGGCAGATCAACGCGCTGGCATCGACCGGCGAACCGAACATCGCGCGGCTGATCGATGGCGACACCCCAGGCTTTTCGGAGATGGTCGGCCGCGCGAGCTTTCCCGTGTTGGGCCATGACCTGCGCGGCAATGAAATCCGCGGCACCGGCACCTTGCCCGATGCCGTCGCGCTGGTGGCCTGGCTGGCGCACGACGAGCTGCTCGCCAGGCTGGACGGGCTGGTGATGGCGCAGGCCCAGGACGACGTCGCCATCGACGCGGAGGGCAAAATCAAGCGTCTGGCGGCGAATCGCGCGGCGATGCTGGCGGCCGAGCGGGAGGAGGAGCGGTTTCTGGAATTGACCGAAGCCGAGGGGATCGAAGTGTTGCGTCGCGAGGATGCAGATCCTCGAGCGGTGCTCGGCCTCGCCGATTCTGCACCGCCGCCGGTGGAGGGCCGGCCATGAGCCTTCGTGCATACATCGCCCAGTTGACCGGCCGCAAGGGTGAGGCTCGGAAGCCGGCCGCCTCGCCACCGTCGGACGCCAAGCCAGCGACGCCGGAGGCGCGGGCGGCGGCTATCATGGCCGCTTGCACCACCGCCGGCGTGCCGGCGGCCGCGGCGCCGTTGATCGCCGCCGCCGCCGGGGACGAGGCCGTGCAGGCGGCGATCGACAATGCCGTCGGGATCAATCGCCAGGTGGCCATCGCGCGCAAGATGTTGCCCCTCGGCGTCCTGCCGGACGACGCCGCCGAGGGGTTCATCAGCGCCGGCGCCAGCGGCGAGCACGTCGGCCACGCGATGTTGGAGTTCCTCGTCGCCCACCAGTCTCCCGAGATCATCACAGCCCATCAGCCCGGCCACCGCCCCGCCACCCCGCCGGCCGGCGCCGGCGACCGGGTGAACGGCCGGGATCGCGACGACCGGATGAGCGGCGCCGACCTGCACGGTTGGGACAAGGCGATCGGCGCGGCAACGGGACGCGCGAACGGGGCCGCGCGATGAAGCCCGCCCGCGATTCACGGCTCTGGCGCGCCGGGGAGATCGCCAGACTGTGTGTCGAGGCCGGCGCGCCAGCGTTGATGCCGCGATTTCTCGACAGCGGGCTTGGCATCGTCCAGGTGGCGGAAAAGCTGCAGGTCTACGCCGCCATCCAGGCCGAGGTGACGGCGGCGGCGAAGATCAACTTGGTGGTGGACCCGAAAATCGCGCTCGACATGTTCGAGCGCGGGCTGGACGTGGCCGCCGCGCGGGCGGCGCTCGCGGCCCTGCCGCAGGTTGCGCGCCCAAAAGAGCAAAGGTCGGTCTGGCAGCGGGCGTCGGCCGCGGATCCCCACGGGTGGCGCGCGGCGATCAGCAAGGGGACCGGCCGCGTCGCCGTCGAGGACGAAGGCGATGAATAGCGCTGGCCCCGGCGGGAGCCTACAGGCCAGCGTCGCGCGGCGGCACCGGGGGCCGCTGCCCGTCATCAATCGCGCCCTGACGATCGTGCATGACGACGAAACGGACGATCAAAGAAGGCGCCGCAAATGGTCTCCGCGCGGCGCCGCCCCGGCAAGTTCTCCAATCGGCGACGGTTCCTTTCAAGCTCCTGTCGCCGATCCGTCGAGCCGCATCTCCCGGCTCGGCCGTGACCCGGCCGGTCGGGAGGGCGCCTGGCGAGACGCCGTTCGGCCGGCCGGGGATCGAATCGCACGGCGCCGCCATGAACTTCTCCCGCCCAGCCGGCGGTGGCGGCCATCAAAAAACACCGGCAGCACGCGGCACCTATGTCATGGGTGGGCGCGGGCAGCGACCGGGTGGCGTTCGCGCCATCCGGTCGATTTAATGGTGACCGCGCGTGGATGCAGTTGACAAGGCACGCCGTCGCGCCGTCGCCCTCGCGGCGCCGCTGATCGCGGCGGCGGAGAAGCCGGGCGCGACGGAGCGCGTGCGCATCGCCGGCGAAATGGCGCGTCTGCTACTCGACGCCGCCGAGGTCGAGGCGACCCATGTTCCGCAGCCGGATGCCTGGAGCTGGTACGCCGGCGCGCGCATGCTGAGCGACACCGAGATATCGAGGCTGAACGCAGCCCGAGCGGTGGACGAGGCCGCAGGGCGGATTGATCCCCAATCGGGTGCGCGTTTCTTGGCTGCCGCGGCGAGCAAGCGGCATCTTGACGCGTACGTCCGCCGCTTCGACGAGTGGCGCGAGGATCGGGCGACGCGCGCCTGGCGGATCGCCCAATGGAAAATCGCGGCGGTGCGCGATATCACCGCGCGCCGCCGGGCGCTCGAGCGGCTGCTGGACAGCTAAGGAGGCGGGAGCATGGCAGGGAAGGACGACGTTCGGGTCCGCATCGGGGCCGACGCCAAGGAGTTGAAGACGGCGCTGGGTGAGGCGCAGGGGCTGATGTCGCGCTTCGCCCGGTCCGGGGCGACGGCGCTGCGGCCGCTCGATCGCGCTTTCGGCGGCGCCTTGTCGTCGATCTTCTCGCTCAAGGGCGCCATCGCCTCGGCGATCGGCGGGGGCGGGCTGGGGCTGCTGGTGAAGCAGTCGATCGACGCGGCCGACGGGATCGCCAAGATGGCGGATCGGACTGGTCTCTCAATTGCCGCCGTCCAGGAATTCACCCACGCCGCGCGGCAGGCCGGCGTCACGGTGGAGGAGCTGGAAAGCGGTCTCGGGTTCATGAACCGGCGGATAGCAGCAGGAAAGACGGCGTACGGTGACGCCGAAACCGGCCTGCGGACGGTGGCGGACCAGCTCCTCGCGACCGAAAACGGCGCGACCCGCGCCGGCATCGCCGCCGCCGCGTTCGGCGAAGACGCGGGCCGGAAACTTCTTCCGATGCTGATCGATGGCGCGGAGGGGCTGAACACCATGGCGGCCGAAGCGCATCGGCTCGGCCTGGTGCTCGACGCCGACCTCGTGCGTAACGCCGAGCGCGCCGGCGATCAGGTCGAATTGCTGTCGAACGTTGTGCAGACGAACCTGCACGCCGCGCTGCTGAGCGTCGCGCCGCTGATTGGCGACATGTCGACCAAGCTGAGCGTCGCAGCGCGCGAGCTCGGCCTGTTCTGGCAGTCCTTCGTTCCGCGCGAAGGCAAGTCGGCGGAGGGGCTGCGGGAGGAGTTGGCGAATCTCAACCGATCGCTGGCGACGGAACTCAATTTCGTCCCGCCTGTCGATATTCTCGATCGGGTGTTCGGGGCCGATGAGGCCAGGGCGGCGCGGATCGAAAAGCTGCGGGCAGATATCGCGACCGTCGAGGCGATGATCACCGCCATGGAAAACCGCCCGGCGCCGGCTGTCGGCGCGTTGCCGGGCGGGAACACAGACAAGACGCGGGACGTTGCGGAGGCGCTGAATTTTGAAATCGATCAGCTCGGCCGCACCGCGATCGAGCTGGAACTCTATTCCCGGGCCAAGGCGGCCGGAGTCGAAGTGACGAGCGCCTTTCGCGCCGAGATCGAGCCGCTGATCGCCATGCTGATGGGGGAGAAGGACGCGCTGGATGCCAGCGCCAAGGCGCAGAAGGATCGTGACGCCGCGGCGGCGCAGATGAGCAGCCGCGCCGCGCAGATCTGGGACGCCACCCGCACACCGCTCGAGCAGTACAACACCGCGCTGGCCGAGGCGAACGAGCTGCTCCAGGCCGGCGCCCTCGACTGGGACACCTATGGCCGGCGCGTCGAGCAGGCGCAGGGTCAGCTCGAGACGGCGGCGGAGAAGACCGGCGATGTCAACGAGACCGCCCGCGATTTGGGTCTCACCTTCACCAGCGCGTTCGAGGACGCGGTGGTGGCGGGGGCCAAGCTCAGCGACGTGCTGCAAGGGCTGTATGACGACCTGGTGCGCATCGCCACGCGCAAACTGGTGACCGAGCCGCTGGGCGACGCGGTGGGCGGGCTGTTCGGCGGCATCGACTGGGGCGCGCTGCTGGACGGCTTCTTCGGCGTCGGCGGGTCGGGCGGTGCCACCGCCTCGGCCCGCGCGGCCGGCGCCTTCGGATCGGCGCGCGGCAACGTGTTCGCGCGGCCCGTGCTGCCGCACGCCAAGGGCGCGGTGCTGACCAGCCCGATCGCCTTCCCCATGGCCGGCGGGCGGGTCGGCACGGCGGCCGAGCGCGGCGCCGAGGCGATCATGCCGCTGGCCCGCGACTCCCAGGGCCGGCTCGGCGTGCACGGCGGCGGGGGCGCCGTCAATGTGGAGTTCCAGGTGATCGACCAGCGCGGCTCTGGCGCGCCGGTGGAGACGCGCCAGAGCCGCGGCGCCGATGGCAGGCTGCAGATCCAGGCCTGGGTGCGGGACGAGGTGAGGACCGGCATCGCCGCCGGTGCGTTCGATCCCGCGCTCGGCACCGCGTTCGGGCTGCGCCGGCGGGGCGCGTCGCGATAGGCGGGCGCCCGCCAGCGCCGGCGGTGTCTCACGTCTCAACGACGCGGGTGAGACATCAGGGCCGACACGGCCTGTGCCTTCGGCCTGTTCTCGCCCCGCGCCTCCGGCGGCACGCCCTTGCGGATGTCCTGGGCCAGCGTGCCGACCGCCACCGTCCCGGCCTTGGCCGCGTCGATCTCCTCGGGGGTGCCTTCCTGCATGACCTTCCTTGCGTTGACGACTGAGGCGGTGGAGACGTTGAGGAGCTTCGCGGCCTGCTCGACGGAGACGAACCTCGTTGAAATTTCATCGAGGTCCGTGCGGTGCCCTCGCTCCATGGTCGCGATCTGGGCCGCGACGGCCGCCCGCTGCGATTCGCTGAGATGCCTCCGATGCAGGTTGAGCGAGACGACGAAGCCGATCAGGTCGCCGCCCTCATAGGTGCGGAAGCGGGGCTCGACCCCGGCGCGTTCGCAGGCGACGTAGCGGTTGCGGCCGTCGATGATCTTGCCGTCCGCGTCGAGCCACCTTGATGTCGGCGGCCAGGCTGCCCGGGCGGCAAAAAATTGCCTATGCCTGGCGGAGCCTCACCCCAGGGCCGCCGCCGTTGGCGGCGATGAATTCCACTCCGGCCCTTTCGAGCGCGTGGCGGATGGCGGCGAGATTCGCGGCCATCGGCTGCCGCCGCTCCAGCTCGAAAGAATTTATGGTGCTGACGCTTACGCCGGCGGCCTTCGCAAGCCGCGGCAAAGTCCAGTCCAGAAGGCCGCGGGCGGCCCGGCATTGAGAGGGAGCCAGCATGACGCTTGGCTTAAATGCTGCACATAAAAACGTCAAGTCACGTTTTTATCTTGACGTTAATACTTAACGGTTATATCTCCAGGTTACGGTTTAATCGTCACCGGGAGATGTCTATGCCTGCAACCCATCGCCGCCCCTTTGACGCGCGTTTCGAGAAGGCTCTGGCGGAGCTCCGAGCGGAGATGGCTCGACCAAAACCGGAGCCGCGCCCCAGCCCGTTCGCCAATCCCTTCGAGACTATCGCCTTCCTGAAAGCCAAGATGCTCAGGGCGGCGATGAGCGGGCTCGTCGACCTCTGATCGCCGTCACCATTGCAAGCGCTGATACCAATCTTGCCACCCGATTTGCCACCCAACTCGGTGGCAAAGGGCAATACAAGGCGGTACGGAGTGGGAAGTTGGCATCGCGACCTGGCGCGCGCCCTTGCGCGGGAGGATGCCCGCCGGCATGCGCAGCGCGCGGCATCGGCTTCCGCCCGCGAGGACGGCAGCGCGGCGCCGACCCGCGTTCCATCTGTGGGTTGATTTGTGGGTTGAAGGCCGTATAGCCAAAAAAATCCGCAGAAAACCGCCATATGTGGCGGATGGGGTGGGATTCGAACCCACGAGACGTTGCCGTCTGCCGGTTTTCAAGACCGGTGCCTTCAACCGCTCGGCCACCCATCCACGCGCAGGTTTCCTAGAGTTTTGAGCCGCAAAGGGCAAGCTCCCTGACGTTCTTGCAACCCATTTGCAACCCAACGGGCTGCTCGTAGCGATCAACGTTCCTTAGCTGTTCTCAGAATCGTGTCGATACGCTTCGCCGCGTCTTCCTGCAATCCCTCCATGACGTGGCTGTAGGTATCCATCGTGATCGCGATGCCCGAATGCCCGGCGCGCTCGCTGGCCACCTTCATGTGCACGCCGGCGGCGAGCATCTGCGAAATGTGGGAGTGCCTGAGCCCGTGGAACGTCACCGGCAGCTTGAGTCGCTTCGCGAGCCGGCCGAACGCCTTGGTTAGATCCCTCGGGCTCATTGGCCGCCCGTCCGGGCCAGCGCAGACCAAGCCGGCATCTTCGTACAGTGGGCCGAGCTTAAGCCGCTCTGCGGCCTGGCGCGCCTTGTGCGCCCGGAGCTCTTCGACGGCGAGCGCCGGCAGGGTTATCGTCCGGCGACCCTTTGCCGTTTTCGGGGCGTTGAAGGCGAGACCGTCCGCGGTCTGTTCCAGCGACCGGGTGACGGCGATCACGGCCGCGTCCAGGTTCACATCCTGCCAGCGCAGCGCCAGGGCTTCGCTGCGGCGCACCCCGGTCATGAGGGCCAGCAAGACCGGGACGAAGATGCTCGTCGGCCGGGCCGCCTCCAACAGCCTCACAGACTGGTCAGGGTCGATGGTCGATATCTCCCGCCGCTTGACCATCGGCGGGCGCTGTTCCTTGCCGGCGCACGGGTTGCTCGGAATGAGCCCGTCCGACACAGCCATTTGAAGCGCCTGACTCAGCACCCGGTGGTGGTGCTTGACGGTGAGTGCCGAAAGCCCGCCCTTGCCGTTCCGCCGGCCCGACGCCAGGGCTGTGGCGTGATACTTGCGAATGTCCGCGGGGCGCAACGCCGCCAGCGACTTGTCGCCGAGCGCCGGCACAAGGTGCTTGCGCACGATTTCGTCGTATCTCTCGAAGGTCTTCCCGCGGACCCGCGTCTTGACGGTGTTTTCCAGCCAAGCCGTCAGGAATGCGCCGACCGTGCCCGGCGACTCGCTGGCGAAGGCCGAGCCGTCCGCGACGTGCTCGAGATTGAGCCGGCGGCTTTGCAGGAAGGCCGGAAGATCCGGCAGCCGGAGCCCGGCCGCAGCGGCCTTGTCCACAGCGTCCACAAGGCGGGAGAAGGGGAGCCTTTCCCGCTCGGCGATCCGGCGGATTTCAGTGACTGCCGCCACCCACTTTCCAGCTTCGGACTGGGCTTCGCGCTTGGTCCCGCGGATCGTGTGCCATTTTGTGCGCCGCTGCCGGGTCTGTGGATCGCGCCCGAGGTCGACCTTGATTGCCCAAGACTCTGGCCCCCGCCGGATGATCGAGCCTTTCATTTCCGAGCCTCCCTAGCGTCTGTCGCCTGTTTCGCGCGCCAATGCGCGGTCTTGCATGCGGGCTTGCCACAGTGGCCTGTGCCGGCCCGTTTCTCCGCGTACCTGTCGCCGCAATAAGGGCACTTCCGCTTGGCCTTCGGCGCCGTCGCAACTGGCCGCGCGATAGCCCGGCGGGCGTTGTCCGCTTCCCGCTGGCAAGCGTCGCTGCAATAGACGGCATCGCGCCGTAGGCGGGTGCCGCCAGGGCCGCGGGCGAAGCGCCGGCCGCAATGCCGGCAAGTCGTCCATTCGAGCTCGCCGACAATCTCTTGCGCCACTAGCAGCCAAATGGCGTCCAGCAATGAAGTGGGCGCCAACCGGAGCGTCTGTCGGCCCTGTGCATCTGTCGCAAGGCGAAGTCCGAACGTCGGCCGCTCCCGTTCCTCGAAGATACGCGCGGCATCGCCAAGGGCAGCGCCCGGCCGATACTGGCGCCAAGCCGGATCCTGGTCCGCTCGCATATCCACGACCGCGGCCCGCGCCCTGCGGTCCAAGTCCCGATAGCTTTTCGTTATCGCCAGCATCGCCCGGACCCGATCGCGCGCCCGTGTGAAGTCGGAAAGCGCCATGTCGGGGCCGGGCCACAGCAGCCCGCGGCGATTGCAGAAAGCCTCCGCAGCGTCGGCACCGTCCGCGACGGCTGCGAATTCGCGCGCCAGGTCGTCGGAGTCGCGAAGGGGCCGGCACGCCACCGGCTCGCCGCTCGCGGGCCGAAGGATCACTTCGCCCCCTAGCAGCACGTCCGACGCCCGCGCCTTGCCCTTGGGCGCCCGACGCTCGGCCTTGTAGCCAGCGCGGTCGCGCTGCCAATCGAATAGGAACAGGTCTTCCGGCGCGGATCGTGTGACTGTGACCATTTGTTCCGTGATTAAATAAATTGAACCACCGACACGATAGGTCACAAATGGGGGTGACGCAAGAACTTTCGGAGCGACCGCCATGCCAGAGAAATCAGCCGACCCGACGCCTCGCGCGTACACCATCGAAGAAGTCGCGGCGCTGTTGGGCATCAGCCGCGGACTCGCATATGAGGGCGCGCGCGCCGGGACCATCCCCGCGGTGCGCGTCGGCAGGCGTCTCTTGGTGCCGCGCGCGACCTTCGACGCGATGTTTCCCGGCGGCCCCGCCGCTGCGGAGCCCGCGTGATGCGCGGCGTCCTGAGCGCCGCCGACTTGCCGGGTGCTGTGGCGCTGGTGAACAAGATCGCGGGGCACTCGCCCGCCGAGCGTGAAGCCCTTGGGCTCGACATTTTTGACGGGCCGGTGCCGGGCTCGGCCTGCATTGCCGTCGAGGATGCGGCGACGTGTTGCGGCAATACCTTGCTGGTCGTCGTCTCCTCGGATGGTCATTGGACGGCCCGGCGACCGCTCGACCTCGCGCGGCTCGATGTGGCGCTGCGGGATGCGGCTGGCCGCATTTCACACAGCGTCGACCATCTGACCCGCGGGCGGCGGCGAGACCGCGACATGATGCTGCGCAATCTTCGCACCGTCAGCCGATGGCTGCTGCGCGAGGCTGCCGTGATCGCTGAGGCCGAAGGGAAGGCGCCCGCACATTGGCAGCAAATCCCTGAAGGCGAGCCGGTCTGGGGCGCGTGGTGCCTCGTGGGGCCGAAGCTGGCGAAGGGTGCGACATGACCGAGCCGTTGACTCTCGACCGGGCGGCGCTCGACGCCACCTTGACCGCGCTGCCGCCCGAGGCCGCGTGCTGCCGACCGATCTTCGAGGCTATCCGGGACTTCGGGCTTGTGCATGTACGCCTGACCGCGGGCGACAAGCTGCCGAAGATGCCCGCCAATCTGCGAGACCGGCCAATGCTGGTCATCGTCGCCGACGACTTCGATATTTCGCAGGGTCCGAGCGCATTCCACCATAAGAGCCTGCTGCGTGCGCTCGACGGCTGCGCCTGTGTGGTGGTCCACGGGGCCGCACCGGAGATGCAGCACTACGGCGCGGTGGTGTTGGGCGCGTTGCTAGGCGGTAAGGCGGCCCTGATCGAGACGCAGCCAAAGCATGAAACCGCGTGGCTGAAATTCGTCGGCCGCCATGCGCCGGACGCGGCGACGATGGTCGTCACTTCGCAGAGCGATCGATGGTCGCGGACGGAAGGCACGGCATGACCGCGACCATGATTCCGCAGCCGAGCGCCGAGGCGAAAGCCTGGTTCGCCACACTGGCGAGCCTCGCGAAGCCCGCCGGCGGCAAGCTGGTGCTCGCATCTTTCGGCGAAGATCCCGAGAGCGGCGCGGAGATTCAAGAGCGTATCGCGCATATCGACGTGGCGGACCCGGACGCGCCGAGCTGCATGCTCGAAACGGCCGCAGCCTGGTCCGCCGAGCCCGGCCGCAATGTCTATCTCGGCGCCTTCACCGTCGACTCGGATCTTCCAAGCCACAAAAAGGGCGGGGAGAAAGACGTGCGCGCGGTCCTGGCGATCGTTGCGGATTTCGATGCGCTGACGGACGGCGAGCGCGCCGGCGCCTATCTGGACCGGCTGCCGTTGCCACCCTCGATGGTGCTCGAGACGAGCTCCGGCTCGTTTCAGTCCTTCTACTTTCTCAGCGAGCCGGCCAGCGTCGGCGAGGCGAAGCCGATCGCGACGGCGCTCGCCGCGCTCACGGGCTGCGACAGCTGCGCCAAGGATGTGAGCCACGTCTGGCGCGTGCCCGGCCTGCCGAATCGGCCGATCCGCAAGAAGATCGCGAAGGGCCGCAGCCCGGAGCCTTTCACGATTCGCATGGTCAAGACGGGTCGCAAGCCCGAGCTCGTCTCGCTCGACGCGCTGCGCCAGGCAATCGAGGCGGCGGCGCCCGTGGCCCCGGCAGCATCGCCCGCGACCGCAGCCCCACAGGAAACCACACCCGCGCCCCGCAGCGTGTGGCGTCCGATCCCCGACAAGCTGCTGTTCAAGCTGTGGCACGCGCCGGCGGATGGGGAGGATAAGAGCGAAGCGGCCTACGCCTGCATCAAGGCACATGCCGAGCACGGCCACAGCGCGGATGAAATTGTAGTCGCCTTCGCCGCGCACCCGGAAAGCGCCGCCGCGCTGCACTACAGCAGCCCCGAACAGCTGGCCGCCGACGTCGCCCGGATAAGCGGCAAACCGTCGAGCGCGCCGAAGTGGGTTGAAGACATGAACGCGCGCTATTCCGTCGTGAACGACGGCGGGCAAGTTGTGGTGTTCCGCCCGGTGCAAGACGCGGCGCTGCGCAGGGACCGATACGAGCGAATCAGCTTCGAGGATCTGAAAAAGCTGCACATGCATGAAACGATCGAAGTCGGGACCGATAAGAACGGCCGGCCGATCTATCAGGACATCGGGACCGCCTGGCTGAAGCATGCGCGCCGCAAGCAATTCGCCGGAGGCGTCACTTTCGAGCCGAGCGGCGCGCCGGTGCCCGCCGACACGTTGAATCTGTGGCGCGGCTTCGCCTACAGGCCAGCGCAGGGCGATTGGTCCCTGATGCGAAGCCACATTCGGGACGTGCTTTGTTGCGGGAACGAAGATTACTTCGCGTATTTCATGGGCTGGTGCGCCCGCGCCATCCAGCGCCCCGCCGAGCCCGGCGAAGTGGCGATCGTGCTCCGCGGCGGGCGTGGCGCCGGCAAAGGCATTTTCGCCCACTGGTACGGCCGCGTCTTCGGACAGCATTACGTGCCGATCACGCACGCCCGTCACCTTGTCGGGAATTTTAACGCGCACCTTCGGGACGGCGTTGTGGCCTTCGCCGACGAAGCCTTTTATGCCGGCGACCGGCAGCACGAATCCGTCCTGAAGGCGCTGGTGACGGAGCCCTATTTGCAGATCGAAGCAAAGTACCAAAACGCCGTGATGGTGCGGAACGTGCTGCACCTGATGCTCGCCAGCAACGAAGAATGGGCGATCCCCGCGGGCGTCGATGAGCGGCGGTTTTTCGTGCTCGATGTTCCGTCCACACGGCGGGGCGACCACGCCTATTTCGCCGCGCTGGCGGCGCAGATGGAAACCGGCGGCGCCGCGGCGATGCTCTTCGATCTGCAGCGGGTGGACTTGTCGGCCTTCAATGTCCGCGACGTGCCACAGACGGCTGCGCTGGTGGACCAAAAGGCGCGCTCGCTCCGCGGGCCGGCCGCCTGGCTTTATGAGGCGCTGCAGGCTGGCGAAGTTGCGGGGCATGTGTGGCCGGCCGAGCCTCGGCAGCGTGTTACGCGCAGCGATCGGCACAAGCCCGGCCCCGGTCCCGGCGAGCTCGCGGTGCCTCGAGACCTGGCCTATGTGGACTTCACCCGGTACAGCGAGCGGCAGCGGGAATACCGGCCCGCCGTCCGCAGCATGTGGGGCAAATCCCTCTCGGCGATCCTCGGCGATCGGCTGCGCACCTACCGGCCGGAATCGAGCGGCAACCCGGATAGGGCGCGGTACATGGTGCTCGCCCCGCTGCGGGACTGCCGCCGCGCTTTCGAGGTGCATCTGTGTTCCGGCCCGATCGAATGGGAAGCGGCACCCGGCGAAGAGGGGGCGGGCGATGTCGACCTTTTCGACTGAGCGCGCGCGCCGTCCGTCCAGGCGTCCAGGGACCGTCCAGGGAGATTTTGGACCCTTGGACGGACGCAAGTCTTTGACGGACCTTATCTATTCTCTCTCTAGTCCAAGCGTCCAAGGAGAGAGGATAGATAAAAGTTCTGGCGGAGAAATTCTCGGCGGCGGGGCGCGCGGGCGCCTGTGGCGTGCACGCGCCAGGAAGTTTTCAAACTGCCTGGACCCTGGACGCTTGGCCGGAACGTATTTTTTCCGCCTTTCGCGTCAATGGCTTGCGGTCCGTCCAGGGACGTTTTTCCGTCCAGGCTCCTTGGACGGAAACACCGTACTTGCGCCCAAAACGCCTATAAACGCGGTATTCAGGTACCGCTGCACCCGGAGGCGCGCCCATGTCGGGTGAAATTGCGGAAATTCCGGATCCGACCGAAGGGCTTTCCGAAATGGAAGCTCGATTCGTCGCCGAGTACATCGCCGGCGGCGGCGCAGACGCCACGCGCGCGGCGCTCCGGGCGGGATACGCAGCAAAATCTGCGCACGTGAGCGCGCACCACCTGCTGCGCCGTGACCGGGTGCTGACCGCGATCAAGCGCGAAGCCGAGCGCCGGCTGCAAGCTGGCGTGGCGCTCGGCGCTGCCGTGCTCGTCGAGCTCGCCACGGGCGCCAAGAGTGAGACGGTACGTCGCCAGGCGGCGAAAGACCTTTTGGACCACGGCGGCCTGCCAGCCATTACCAGGTCGGAGCATGTGGTCACGGTCCGCGACAATCGCACAGACGCCCAACTCCGCGCCCATGTCGAGCGGCTATCCCGCGAGCTGGGCTTGGCGGCTGTCACGATCGAAGGCACCGCCACCGAAGCGCCGGCGCCCGCTGCGGCGCTACCCGCCCCTGTGGCAATCGACGTTGACGCCGACGAAGGCGGTTACGTGCCCGAGCACGTCGAGCACGTCGAGCCCGACGACCCGCTCGCCGCGTTGCGCGGCTTGGCCGGTGAAGCGCCGGACCTGTTCGAATGAGCCACTTGGGTTGCAACGTGGGTTGCAAGTCGCTGCAACCGGCGCCGAGACGATACGTAAGCCCTTGTTCTGCCTGTCTCACTGTGGGGCAGGGGAACCGGTTTCTTAGTCCTGTGACGCGAGGAAAACACCATGATTGAGCGTATTGCTGACGTGATTACCGGCCGCACTGCGGTTGAGCGACTGGAGGCGAAGCGCGCCGATGCGCTCGCCGAGATGGAGGCAAGCCGCGCCCGGTATCGGCAGGCATGCCTTGACGCCGAGGGCGAAGATCCCAAGGCCGGCAAGCGCAAGACGGTGGCCAGCGAAGAGCTTGCCAAGGCCGAGGCGCGCATCCGCGAGATCGACGCGGCGATCGAGGCGGCGCGGGAGCGGGAGGCTGTGGCCGCGAAGGACGCTGCGGCGGCCGAGCGTGCGCGCCGGTGGCAACTGGCCGAGGAACACGCCGAGGCGCGCGCCAAGGCCGCCGCGGACGCGGAGAAAGCGATTGCGGCCCTTGCCGACGCATCCGCCCGCCTGACGCAAGCTAGTCTGGACCTGCGCACCACGTGCCCGGTGCGGCTGTCGACGGATGGCGCTTTGCTGACTCCGGGTAGCGTCGAGATGGTCTTGCGCCTGGCGATGCGCAAAGGCGGCCTCAACTGGGCTGGTAGCTGGCCTTGGGGCGACCACACCATCCCCACGCTTACGAGCCGCATCGCCGAAGCGAATGGGTATGTCGGCAAGGAACGCCGCGAGGCCGGGCACTAAGCCGCCGCCTGCCGCTCCCGCGCGCCGGGAGGCCGGGCACTGAGGCGCCGCCCGGATCGCTCCCGCGCCTGGCAGAAACGCTCGAAATAGACCCGGCTACCCCTAGGGGCGGGGTCGCCGCATGGCCGCGCGGCTGTAGGGACGGTGGTCCTGGCTGCCGCTAGAGCTTGGTCAAAAAATTTCGGAGCCAAGTAAATTGAAGTTGCGGAAAACGCAACAACTTGGGAAAAACGCAACGTATATTTCAGATCAGAGCAACAACACTTGACACTCGGAATTTTTTACTGGACGTCTGAAGAGTTAGGGAGTACGGTTGTCGTGCCGTCCCAATGGCGGCCGGAACCTGAAAACGGAGAAACAGTCATGAAAACGAAGCGGAGTTTTGCGCGGATGGGAGACCAGGGCTTGAAGCGGGCGATCGAAGCGACGGCGAGCGACATGTTCGCGCTGATGCAAGAGGCGCGGCGCCGTGATCTAGGCTATCCGGATGAGGCGGTGGACCACCTCGACGCGGCGGGCATGCATGCGGTGCTGTTTTACTGCGCCACCGAGCGCTCATTCCGCGCCGCGGAGCACGATGCGCTCGACCAGCACCTGGACCAGTTGATTTGGAAGAATGGCGGTGTTGCTGCGATCGGAACCGTCCTCACATGATCCAGGCGCCGGCGCCGCTCGTCCGTAGCGTCAAGGCAGCGCAGGACGCCCGCATCGCCATGTCGGCAGCGTGGCTCTGCGTCAGTTACCTCGACGGCCAGGGCGTGCGGCGCCGGCTCAGCGACGATTTCAAAGACGCGTTCGAAATCCTGAAGGGCGAGCTCGCCGAGGCGGGTTATCTGGAACGTTATCGCGACGCGGAGACGGGCGCCCTGCGCCTCCCGCCCATCGAGCCATCCGGCGTCCGCAACTACGCGGCAGATGCCGACGCGCCGCAAAACGCTGTGGCCGACGTTTCCGAGTTCTAACCCAAAAAGGATTCACCCATGACCGACCTGCGATCCCCCATCGACGACCTGGCGGCACGCTCCGCGGCCCGGCTGGCCGACATCGAGCGTCGGGAGCAGAACGTCCAGCAGGCCGAATCCGAGCTGGCCATCCGGCGCCGCGACGTCGACGCGGACATGCGCATCCTGGCCGATCGGCTCGCCCTCGTCCTCCAGGCCGAGGCCGCTCTCGATGCCCGGACCAAGACCGCGGCGGGCGAGTTTGTCACTCTGGCCGCCGCCCGCGCTGCCGCCGAGGCGGTCCGGCAGGATTACGAGGGCCGGGTCGCCAGCTTGCGGGCGGTGCTGAAATGACCGACATGAATCAGAACGCTGGCGCCGCCACCTTTCCGGGCGGTGCCGATGCGGCCCCCGGTGGCGGTGGAAGCGTTGGGACCGCCGCCACTGGGGATGCCACGCGAGCCGAACGCGAGGCCGCAGCCGCGGCGCTGGTAGCTTCCGGTTCCATGACCGAGGCCCAGGCCGCCGCGCTCCTGGCCGAGCCGCAGACGTTGGTGAACCAGCCGAATGGCACAGCTTCGGCGGCCGAAATCGCGGATATCGCGCAATTCGCCGGCAGCCTGAATCCGGCCGACGCCAAGGCGTGGCTCGCCGGCGACGTGAAATCTGGCGCGCTGTCGCAGAAGCAAGCCGATGAAATCCTGGCCGGGCGCGCCCCGGCTGTGGAACCGGGCGCCAACATCACACCAGAGTCCGTCAGCGCCATGAAGACGTCGGCCGTCGCCGCGGACATTGATGCCGCGTTCCCGCCAGGGAAGGCGAGTGATTTCAACCTCCCTGTGGTCACGGACCAGGACGGCAGCGCGGACAGCGCCGGGACGATCGCCACTGTGCAGGCTATCCGCGGCGCGCTCGAGACGGCGGGAGTGACCAAGGAAATTGGATCGTTCATCGCGAACGAAGCGGCGCGCGGCCAGGCCGAATGGGAAAAGCTCGACGATACCGGGCAGCAGCTGCACCGGCAGAAGACTATGGTCGCGCTCGAGAAGCGTTATGGCGAGAAGACCCCAGAGAAAATTGAACTCGCCCGGCAACTTATCCGTGAAGTGAATGCGAAGCACCCCGGAATCATGGAACTGCTTGACCACACGGGCGCGAGCAACAGCGCCGTCATAATCGGTCAGGTGATCGAGCATGCCGAAAGACTCCTGGCCAAGCGCGGCATCACTTCCTGGCCGCCGAAGTCGGCCGCATGATTGTCGTGCCGTTCAGGGCGGAGCATTTCGGCGCCTTCAGGGTGCAGCCGTCGCAGATGGCGTTGAGCGCGATGGTCACGCCCGAGCACCTGGCGGCAATCGAGGAACACACGTTCGCCCGCACCGGCATCGCCGGCGGCGAAGTCGTCGGCGTGTCGGGCGTGGTCGAAAGGTTCCCCGGAGTCGGGGAGGCGTGGGCGTTCCTGGCCGCTGACTCCGGCCCGCACTTCGTTGCGATCACACGCATGGTGCGCGAGTTCCTGGCCGAGCTGGACTATCGCAGGATCGAGATCACCTGTGATGCCGCGTTCGAGCCTGCCCACAGATGGGCGCGGCTGCTCGGATTTAAGCTGGAAGCGCCGCGGCTCCGGGCGTTCCTGCCAGGCGGTGGCGATGCCGCCTTGTATGCGAGGATTCACTGATATGGCGTGGGCTCCCCTTGCTCTTGCAATCGCTGGCGGCGCGCTAACAGCCGTCGGCTCCATCCAGCAAGCCTCGGCGCAGGCGAGTGCTGCGAAGCACAACGCCCGCGTCGGCGAGCAGAACGCGCGCATGGCGGTGGACCAGGCCAAGGAAGACGAGCGCATGCAGCGCATCCGGGGCCGGAAGGCCCTTGGCGCGACGCGCGCGGGCTTCGGCGCCGCCGGCGTGACCCTGGAGGGTACGCCTCTTGACGTTCTCGAGGAGAGCGCGGCCGCGATCGAGCTTGACGCCTTGAAGATTCGACATGGCGGCGAGGTGCAGGCGGCGGCCTATCGCAACGGCGCGTCGCTTGATCGGGCGCAGGCGTCGGCGGCCAAGACCAGCGGCTACCTGTCGGCGAGCACGGCTTTGCTGAAAACCGGCGTCTCTGTTTATGACCGCTTGCCCCTGGAGGCCGAGCCTGATCCGAAGCGCGTCGGATGACACAGCAGAAAGACAAGCTGGCCGAGCTCGCCAAGACGCTCGAGGAATTGGAGCGGCGGAAGCTCGAGAACCGGCTTGCATACTACGAGCCGTACCCCAAGCAACGGGAGTTTCACGCCCTTGGCGCGACGAAGCGCGAGCGCCTTCTGATGGCCGGCAATCAGCAAGGCAAGACTTGGAGCGGTGGCGCCGAGGCTGCTTATCACGCGACCGGGCGCTATCCCGACTGGTGGACGGGCCGGCGCTTCGACAAGCCGACGCGCGGCTGGTGCGCCGGCGTGACGGGCGAAGGCACGCGCGACAATCCGCAGCGGATCTTGCTCGGCCCAATTGGCCAGCACGGCAGCGGCATGCTGCCGAAGGACGCGATCAAGGAGGTTCGCAACGGCCGCGGCATCCCCGATGCCGTCGACAACGTCCTGGTCAAGCACATCTCCGGTGGCGTCTCGCAAATCGGATTCAAGAGCTACGAGAAGGGTCGCGAGAAGTGGCAGGGGGAGACGCTCAACTGGATTTGGTTCGATGAGGAACCAGGGCTCGATATTTATTCCGAGGGTATGGCCCGGATCGCGGCGACCCGGGGCATGACCTGGATCACCTTTACCCCGCTCTTGGGCATGTCCGAGGTCGTGCGGCGATTCCTGCAAGAAGGCAGCCCGGACCGTGCCGTGGTCACGATGACCATAGCCGACGCGCTGCACATCGCACCGGAAGAGCGCCAGCGGATCATTGACGGCTACCCCGCGCACGAGCGCGAAGCGCGCATCAACGGCGTTCCCATGCTCGGCAGCGGCCGGGTGTTTCCCGTGGCCGAAGAGGCAATCCGGGAAGAGGCTTTCGCCATTCCTCACTATTGGCCGCGAATTTGCGGCGTCGACTTCGGCTGGGATCATCCCTTCGCGGCGGTGTGGCTCGCCTGGGACCGGGACGCCGACGTGGTGCATGTGACGGACTGCCACCGCAGCCGGGAAGAGACGCCCGTCTTGCATGCGGCGGCGATCAATGCCCGCGGCGCGTGGATTCCGGTCGCCTGGCCGCATGACGGCCTGGCCTCGGAGAAGGGCACCTGCGAGACGTTGGCGGCGCAGTACAAGCGCCAGGGCGTGAAGATGCTGCCGCAGCAGGCGACCTTCCCAGACGGGGGGAACAGCGTCGAGGCGGGCCTGATGGACATGCTGGACCGGATGCAGACCGGCCGCTTCAAGGTCGCCGCCCACCTGGGGCAGTGGTGGGAGGAGTTTCGCCTCTACCACCGGAAAGACGGCAGGGTGGTAAAGGAGCAAGACGACCTGATAAGCGCCACCCGGTACGCCACCATGATGCTGCGTTACGCCCGAACGGGCGATGAAGCCGGCGCTCGCCGCCGCGTCCGGCAGGCGCAGGGGATGGATTACGACATGTTCGGGCCGCGGTCGGACCCGGATGAATGGGCCGGCCGGCGGGCGCGGGATGTGGATTACCAGGTGTTTTGAAGATCGGGACGCAAGTATCGGCGGAACTTGCTGGGCGCTTGGAAGTTCATCATCTGTTCACTATATGCTGTATAATTGCTTTACCTCGACTCGGTTTCTCGGCGATAAGGCACTGCCGCCGGGGTAGAAGGATGCCACACTTGACCGACCGCGAACGCTTGGTGCTCGCCGCGCTGGCCGCAGAACGCGGCGCGGCATTCGCGCCCGTCCAGGTGCAGAAGATGTTTTTCCTATTGGACGAGAATGTGGCCGACGACATTGGAGGCCGCCAGTTCAATTTTGAGCCGTACCATTACGGCCCCTTTGACAAGGATGTGTACGCCGAGCTCGATCGCCTTGCGCGTAGGGGGCTTGTCCTTTGCGAATCAATCGGCCCGAGCGCGGGGCATCGGCGATACTCGCTGACGCCCGAGGGACAGCAAATCGGCGAGGAAGAATTTGCCAAGTTCGATCAGCGAGTGCGCCAGTATGTCGCTGCGGTTTCGGCTTGGGTACGCAAGCTGTCCTTCGCTTCGCTTGTGGGGTCGATCTACAAAGCCTACCCACAAATGCGCGAAAAGAGCATTTTCGTCGACTGA